ACTCTATCCAATGCAGATGCTTTCTTCTGTAATGTTTTTTGTCCAAATGCAACAACTCCACTATTAGGGAAAGTTGCTAATGGATTAACATTTGAATCATATAATGTATCTCTATTACCATGAGTTAATTTTCTTTCTGGTTGTATCGCTCTATCAATTCCACCTCTATTCAAACCTGCAGGTGCAAACCATTCAGCTGATACTTTATCATTAAATGCATATACACCACCCATTGCTACTGATGCCGGTACCCATACATTTTTAGATGCATAGTTATCTGACATTTGTATCCAAGGCCAATATACTGCAGCATAATTGGTATCTCTATTTTCTGCTTCTGATGTTGCATCTGTTATAGATGAAGCAAATCCTACTGGATCTATAATTGCAAAACAATCACCTCTATCTTCACACATTTGCATTGCAGTTGCTGCTATTTGTGAATGTCCTGCTAATGCTGAACAAATACCAGGTATCATTAATAAGTTAATATCATATTCATCTTGATTACCTAATAAGTTAATTGCATCATTATATGAATCTTGTCCTTGAGCTGCACTTCCAACATTATATCCTTGCATATTTGTTGAAGTAATACCATCATAAAATGCTTGCGGATGAGATATGTAACCATCACCTCCTCCTGTAAATGATCCTGATCCTAATTGTGGAATGAATGCTGTTAAGTTTGAGTCTCTAATATTACCATTTTCATCTAAATAGTTCAATGTACTTTTCTTAATATCAATACTTACAAATTTTGATTTGTTCATATATGATCCAGATGATTGAATATATGGATCAACTGTTCCTGATCCTCTTAAATTTAGTTTTGAATCACCAATTCTTTTACATATATAATTTGTTGAATTAGGATCTAAAGATAAATTATTCCATGTCTCAAGTAGATTCTTTCTTTTGATTGTATCAGAACCACCTCTTATATATAATGAGAAAGTACCTCTTGAAGTATTTCTATTTGCTATTTCCCATCTAAAATTATCTTTTGTTCCATCTACTAATATATTATTGGTTCCTTCACCTCCTGCTGTATTATTTAGTATTGCACCATCGGATATTGTATTTAATGTAAATGCTACTGCAGTTGTATCAGTACCACCTGATAATGTTAATACATCACTAAAGGTTGCTCCTGAACCAGAATCAACTCCTACTGTATTTCCTGAAGTCCCATAAGCTGATGCCGTTAATTGTAATGTTCCTGCTGCAGCATTTGCAATAGTACCAACTGTACTTGATAATGTATTTATTTTTGCAACTAAGTTTGCAACATATGTAGTAGCATTTGAACCAGTTGATACATAATATATCTGTCCACTATCTGCAGGCAGGCCTCCTAATGGATTCGCTGCTACAAATCTATATTCTACACCATCTGTGTTTGTAATTTGTACTTCATCATCTACTGTTTGTCCAAACGTGCCTGTCATTGCTAATGATCCTGTTGCTCTAACAGTTGTACCTGCAGTATATGGTACATCAGATGCTGCTCCGGAATAACTTCCTGCCATTACTCTTACAACCGTTAATGTATCATGATGTCTTAGATACTCTTCAGCAGCTAATGAAGTTAAGTATGAATAATATCCTAGATTTGATCCAGAACCACTTTCAAAACTATCTCCAAATAATTGTCTAAATTCTGCAAAGTTTGATACAATTGTCGGAACCATTGCAGGTCCTTTAACTGTTGGTCCAACTATTGCTGCGCCTATATTTTGTACTCCAGCAGGTAAGAATGTTAAATCTCTTTCTCTTGTAAATACACCAGGCGATACTATTTTTTCAGCCATTTAATTTCTCCTCTTTTTATTTTTCTATAAATATACTAATTTGGTATCAAACCTTTATTTTACTGGAGTAAATGTTCCAGAATCTAAATCTAAAGTTCCTCTACCGTATTTCTCATTAAATAATTTAACTAATTCAAGTTCTGTTGCTTGTATACTATCATACTCTAGATTCAATGTTTCTTCTACTGTATTAATATTTTCGGCCTTCTTCTCTTGTAATATCTGTTCTAATTTTAATTCACCAAAGTTGGCAACTAGTTTAGACATTCTATCTCGTAACGTTTGAACTTTTTTAAGTTCTTCATCTGTAAACTTTTTTGTTTCTGACATAACTTTTTTTTCCTTTTTAATTATCTGATTATTCTAATATAAATATACTGTTACAACACTAAACCACCGTTCCTGTACCGATTCCTAATGATATTGAAAATACTGTAGCTATTAATGGAAATGGTACAGCAATTCCGATTCCGATTCCAAATCCTACACCTGTCCATAATACATTAACTGTACCTGATAATATAAATAATTGTATTGCAGCTGATAGGTCTGCGGCTAATTGAGCCTCTACTCCAGCCTTATCAGGGCCTGGTTTTGTTGATTGTTTTCTAAATGCAGCATATATAGCTGCTTGTAAAGCTGGTTGGTTTAGTGGCATAGTATTTCCTTGTTTTTAGTTATCATTATTACATATATTTTTCGAAAAATTCCTTTGGCATCTTTTTATGTCGCATATCTGGTTCACTTACTTGATGGCCTTTGTTTGTAAGTATTGGTTTCAATGCTACTAATGCTTTTCTGATTCTTCCAACTCCTCCTGATGTTCCCCAATTATTATGATTAAAGAAGAAAACGGTATTTTGTCCTGCAGGCATATTTGTATGAGATGTATGTCCTTGTGCATCAAATCCTTTTGGTACAGATGGATCTATTAATCCTAAGAAGTCTGGTTTTAGTCCTTTATTAAGCATCTTAAATGCATTATTACCTCCTCCAGAAAATGCAGTTAATTCTAATTTAGTATAAGTTACACTCTCTATCTCTTTCATAATAGTCTTATAATTATCATTATGTTCATATGTCATTATAGTTCTATTATCTTTAACTCCTTGAGGAATCTTATCTAACATCCATTCACCGGTTGCATATTGAATTCCTCCAATTACTACTAATAATGTTCCATCTACTGCTGTAGTAGGTACAGATGTAGTAGATTCTTCGTAAGGTGTATCCACTACATCAGATGTAGCCATTGATGGCGGAGGTGCACTGTTATGACTTGAAGGTGGTCTTGGAGTTCTAATCGGATTTGGTGGAGTGGGTGGTCTATATGGAGATGGTACGGCGGCAGCTGCAACATGGGATGGAGAAGGTGGTGGAGCTCCCTGGCTCATTATTGTTCCTAATCCTCCGAGCCAGGTTATAACAACAGGCCCTGATTTTATATATGCCCATATGGCCATTGATAAGTCTTTTGCTAATTCCATTTCTACTCCGGCTTTGTCTGGGCCAGGTTTAGATGATAGTTTTTTAAACGCTGCATATATTGCTGCATTAAGTGCTGGTGTATTTAATGGCATAACTATTCCCTATTGTTAACTATGTTTTCCAAGTCAGATAATAAAGCTGATTCGGATTTGATTGACGTATAACCTCCGGCCGGTGCATGTTCTGTTTCGGCCGCGAATTGATCTGTTTCATATTCAGATTGAAACAAAATTTTCTTAACAGAGAAGCTTTTTTGAATAGTAGACTTTCTTAATTCATCTTCTAATAGTAATGTTGCTTTAGTACGTAATGGTAATGTAGCTCTTACTAATCTATCTTCTCCTATATTATTCATTGTTTCAAATGAATAATCATCTATATATGTATTAAATTTCCATGTAGTTCCCCATGCAAATCCACCTGTTGGCATTATCTGTTCTATTATAGTATTTAATTGTTCAGTGTATGATGTCCATAATAATAAATCATATGTCACATCAATAAATTCTGGTACGGATGTAATATAATACTCACTTGACCTTTTTAGATTTGTTAGTATTCCGAAATTATCATATCTATTCTGCTTAGTGAATGCATTCTGAAGAACCATTGCATTACCTGAAGGATTTTGATTTACATCTAATTTTTTTAATTGGTCTCTTTCCATTAATGAATTTCGTTTAATGGATATAAGAGGTGCCATTAATTTTCCTCCTTGGTCTCTCATATAACCATGTTTCTGTATTACACTCCATTTTTCACCATTTGCATACATAACAGGTACATCTATCTTATTTCCATCTTCAATAACAGTTGGTTTTATTATATCACGTAAATATGATATAATAGCATAATCAACATCATATATTGTACATGATGGAGTTTTAATAGTATCAGTATCTCTACGTATTTCATTAGCACGATTTACCGTGTTGTCCTTTGAGAATGAACTATATGTTTTATTTAATTTAATTTTAGACATTTATTAAAGATTCTTTGGTAATTGATATTCTTGATTAACTCCACCTGATCTAACTTCTATTAAATTTAACTTGTTTCTTTGTGTTACATGTGCTTCTACTCGTACTTCTACACTATACCCAAATTCTTCTCTATCACCTGATGTATATCCTAGGTCGGTTGATGGGTTTCGTCCACCCCAGTAATTACTACTATGTACTACATCTACTTCATAGAATTCATTATCATAATTTAATATATCACCCATCTCAATGATTATTGTTCTATCTTTAAGATAATCTCTAGAGAATCCGAAGATACCTGTTCTAGTAGAATCAATTCCATAATCATCACCAATAATGGACTTTTCATCTTTTTGTATTAAACATGGAATCTTGAGTGGATTATAATATTTCTTTTGATCAGATTCTCCAGATAAATTTTCTCTAGTATCTTCTAATACCAATTTATATAATTCAATTTCTGTATCTATAAAATTGACAATAAGTTCTTGATGTATATGTCTTATAAGACTTGCATCTCTTCCTGAACCAAATAGTGCCATAACTTACCCTATATAAATTTTAAGTGGTATCTTATTCATTTGTACTTGTAATGCATCAGATTCCGCTTGTTTTCTTTCCAATTGTGCTTGCCTAGACATTGAATCAAGTATCTCTTTAAGCTCCATTATAAGGCCGTCTTTTTCAGTCTGAGCGGCTGATATCAGGTCAGCTGCGTTTAATGTTATTTCTGCATTAGGTATTGGTATTGCGGAATATTTACCTCTAATATATCCTAACATCTCCTTACATAAAGCTAATGTATATTTTCTAATCCATTGTTTACCTACATCATTAATGGTAGTATATACCATATTCAAATATGGGACATTAGAGAAATCTGATATTGTTCCTGTTGCTCCTTTAAGTGGATTTGATCTATCAGCCTTTTTAATGTAATCAAAGTAAATTTTAGTAAATACTGATCCATTTGGAATAGGAAATACTTTCAATCTATCATTTATTAATTCGAATGAATATGCTGATTTTCTTATTTGGTCATTAAATTCTATTCCTTGTATTCTTAATACATCTGCATACATTGGCATCATCATAAATGATACACCAGGAGAATAATTACCCCAACCAAATGAATCAATCATACCTTGAGATCCCATTCCTGTTGCTACTAATGGATCGAAAAATCTAGTTATTGCAGGTGGAGCTTCATGATATATCCTTTTTATTTCAATATCATCAGTTCCGGCTGTACCATTTTCTAATGTAACAATACTTGAATCATTTAGGTCATATATTTGTTGACTACTAGATACTGCTAATGATCCTGTATAATATGTTACATTTCCTCCACTTCCTGCTTCTGTTCCATATTCTTCTGCTAATTCTATTAATCCACCTAAATTTGATGATACCTTTTGTTGAGTTAAGTTACTAGCAGTTGTTGCTCCAAACAAGTTAACCATATTATCACGTATATTATATGTATTAACTTGGCTACTATATTCAGATACAGCTTCTTCGAAACAAGTATAAAAATTTATATCTTGTAATTCTATATCAGTTAATGGGTGTCCTAGTCTTCTTGCAGCCCATATTGCAGTGTTATCAGCCGATGATGTATAATCATTGTCCGCGTCATAAAATC